ACTCAAGATGATATTGATAGGGGAAGAGGTAGAGGTGGAAGTAATCCAATAGGAATTGTAACTACTACAGCAACTTCCACTGTTGGAATTACATCTACTTTTTCTTACGAAGAAAATAGTAATTTTATTCAAGTTCCTCCTTCAGTAATAGGTATTAATAAAATTTTTAGATTTGATAATAGTACCATATCTGGGGGAATGTTTAGTTTAAAATATCAACTATTTTTGAATGATTTATACTTCTTCAATTCTATGGAGATGTTGTCATATGCAATGACAAAAACATATCTTTCTGATATTGATTTTTTATTGAATACTGAGAAGCAAATAAGATTCAATCAAAGACAAGATAGATTATATTTGGATGTTGATTGGGGAAATGTGACATTAGGTGAGTATATTGTTTTAGATTGTTGGAGGCTTTTAGATCCTAATGATTTTACAAGAGTTTATAATGATTCATTCTTGAAAAAATATTTAACTGCTCTCATAAAAAGACAATGGGGACAGAATTTAATTAAATTCCAAGGAGTTAAACTTCCGGGTGGAATTGAATTAAATGGTAGACAAATTTATGATGATGCTGAAAAAGATTTGCAAATAATTAGAGAGCAGATGTCAAATACATATGAACTTCCACCTCTTGATATGATAGGTTGATATTATGGTATTAAATCCATTTTTTACTCAAGGAACATCATCTGAACAAAATCTTGTTCAAGATTTAATTAATGAACAATTAAAAATGTATGGGGTGGATATTTTCTATATGCCAAGAAAATATCTTACAGAAAATAGTGTCATAAGAGAAGTCATACAATCAAAATTTGATATGGCTCTTCCTCTAGAAGCGTATGTTGATAATTATGATGAGTACTCTGGTGCAGGAAATATTCTTTCAAAATTTGGAATTGAATCAAAAGATGAAGTAAGACTTATAATTTCAAGAGAAAGATTTGAAACTTATATTACACCGTTGATTGAAGATCAGACAAATGTAAAATTATCTACAAGACCTAAAAGTGGAGATCTTATTTGGTTTCCACTTGATGATAGAATTTATGAAATTAAAGATGTTGAATATGCAAAACCATATTATCAACTACAGAATCTTTATGTATATGAATTATATTGCGAACTCTTCCGATTGGAAGACGAAGTTATTGCAACTGGAATTGAAGAAGTTGATAATAACTTAATAGGTGAAGATTATGATGGACAAACAGATGATGGTATTAATACTATCCAAGGTCCCACACAAACACTTACCTTAGTTGGTTCTGGAGTAACTGCTACGGCAACTTCTGCTATCTTCAATGGTGGTGTTCGATCGTTCACTATATCTAATAGGGGCGGTGGATACAGTAGTGTCCCTACAGTAGGTGTTACGTCCGCTCCAGCGGGTGGTACAACGGCAATTGGTATTGCCACCATGATTGGTGGTATTAATGTATGCAATCTCAACGCAAATCCAAGATTACAATCAGTTCAGGCAGTTAATATTGTCAATTCTGGTGCTGGATACACTGTTCCACCTGGAGTAAGATTTTCTGGAGGAGGAAATGGAGTTGGGGCAGCTGCTACAACTGCAATTGGTGATGGTGTTGTAGGTATTGTAACAGTAACAGCAGGTGGTTCTGGATATACAGATAATCCAGCGATCACTTTTACAAACGAAGTATTTTTAACAGGAGTCACTACAGTTTCTGCTGCTGCTACTGCTATAGTTAGTGCTGCTGGAACTATAACTAACATCTATATTACAAATACTGGTCTTGGATATTCTGTAGCACCAACCATTGTTATTGGAAATTCTGATAGCAGTGGATCTGGAACATTTTCATTTAATGAAATAGTAACCGGGTCTTCTAGTGGAACCACCGGAAGAGTTAGGATATGGAATTCTACAACAAATGTTCTTGAAGTAGGAACTGTTACTGGAGAATTTTCTGTTGGAGAAAATATAGTTGGTAACACTTCCGGAGCATCTTATGCTCTTAGAATTGCTGATGCACAACCAGCTGATGATGGATTTGCTGACAATATTAACATTGAGACGGAAGCAGACAAGATAATTGACTTTAGTGAGCAGAACCCATTTGGGATGCCCTAAATAAAGATATCTTAAGATAAAGATATTGTAGGTTTTAACATGTTTGAATATTTTTACAACGAAATATTGAGGAGGACCATTATATCTTTTGGCACACTCTTTAACAATATTAGCATTAAGCATGAAGACTCTTCAGATAACGTTGTAAGCGTTGTAAAAGTTCCTTTGGCATACGGACCTACCCAAAAGTTTTTAGCAAGGATGGAGCAGTCTCCAGACCTCAATAAACCTTTTGCAATTACTCTACCAAGGATGTCATTTGAGTTTACTGGATTGACATATGATGCTACTAGAAAAGTAACTACAACTTCAACTTTTATAGTAAAAGATCCTAATGATGGAAAAGAGACTAAAAAGTCTTACATGCCAGTTCCATATAATATGCAATTTGAACTTGCTATTATGTGCAAATTAAATGATGATGCTCTTCAAATTGTAGAACAAATTTTACCTTTTTTCCAACCAGCATATAACGTTAGTGTAGAATTAGTTCAAGGACTTCAGGAAAAAAGAGACATTCCTGTTGTATTAGAAAATATTACAATGCAAGATGATTATGAGGGAGATTTTTCTAGTAGAAGAGTTCTCCTTTATACTTTAAGATTTACTGCAAAAACATATCTATTCGGTCCTGCATCTAAGGCAACCAAGGATATCATCAAAAAGGCTACTATCAGTTATCTCACTGGAACAGATACTTCAAATACAACAAGAGATATTACTTATTCTGTTGAACCAAGGGCAATTAAAAATTACACTGGAGATGCAGCAACTACTCTTGCTGCAGACATAACCATATCTACAAAAACATTTGAGGTTGCGGATGGTTCTACTTTAACGAAAGGAACTTATATCGACATTGATGGTGAAGAAATGTTCATCAAAACAATTACCGGTAATAAAATTACAGTCAACCGTGGTCAGGATGGAAGCACCATTTCAATTCATTTGGGTGGCACAGCAGTTCATAAAATTGATGCTGCCGATGATGCTTTGATTGAGGTTGGAGATGACTTTGGATTTAGTGGTGGATTCTAATGACAAAAAAATTTGATAACCTTAATGATACTTTTAACACCTCTGATGATGTAATTAAACCAGAGGTAATTGAACATAAAATTGAAAAAGTAAAAGAGGGTATTGATGATATTAAAAAAGATTATGAATATACTAGAGGAAATCTTTACTCTATTATTGAAAAAGGACAAGAAGCTCTTAACGGAGTTCTTGAACTTGCTCAAGAAAGTGAAATGCCAAGAGCATATGAAGTTGCAGGTCAATTGATTAAAAATGTTGCTGATGCGACAGATAAATTATTGGATCTGCAAAAAAAACTAAAAGATGTTGAAGAAGAAAATAAATCAAAAGGTCCATCAACAGTCAATAATGCATTATTTGTAGGTTCTACAGCAGAATTAGCAAAGATGCTCAAAGATGGATTAAAAGAGGACAATAAATAATAAATGTAGTGGAGATATATCAAAAGTGGCATTAAAGAAGCCTTCAGATTTTTTTAACGATACAAACAAAACTCCTTTAGATCAGATAAAAGAGGAGTATGATTCTGCACGTCCAGAGAAAATTGAGAAGGTTTCTGAAGCATTTGACTCCTTTAAAGATAATTTAAATCATATTAAATCACTATCCGACTTTACAAATACATTTGATAGTTTTAAAGAGAACTTAGAAAAAGTTGAAACTGTTTCTCAAGAGATCTCTACAATAAAAGAAGATTTAAAAGAATTAATTAGAAAGGAAGATCTTGATAGTGCCATGATGGCACAACTTCTTTTCGTTCAAGAAGCTATATCCAAAATTGAGTCTAAAATATCTTCTATTAATGGGGAAACTGTAGATAAAATTAAAGAAGATTTTTCTAGTTTATCAAACTCAGTAGAATCCTTTATTGATATTGATGTACCCAAATATAAAAAGTTAGTATCTGAATCAGAAGTTAGAGTAGATGATAGATTTGTAAAATTTAAAGAAGAGATTGAAGAAAATTTTGATACTATTAAATCTGATACAAGTAAAGAGGTTGCTAATGCTTTAGAGACTGTTGAAAGTCTTAATGAAAATATTATCTCTGATATCAAAAGTGATTTTAGAAAAACAACTAAAGAAGTCAATAATACCGTATCTGACTTAGTAGAAAAAGAACTTCCAAAATATAAAAAGTTTTTTGCTGAGACAGAAATAAGAACTGAAGAAAAAATTAAAACTTCAATAGATTCTTACCAAGAGAGAATTGAAAGTTTAAATGCTACTGTAAAAGAATTTACAGAAGTTGAGATACCAAAATATAACAATCTTCTGATTGAAAATAAAATAAAATCAGAAGAGGAAGTAAAAGAATTAGAAGAAAAAGTTCTTTCGAGAGTTAATTCTGTAACAGAGAAATTAGAATCTCTATCTAAAAATATTGATAAGAAAGCATCTGATAGGTTTGAAGAACTTCAAACTGTAGTTGGAGAATATAAAGAAGAAATTAATTCTATATCAAAAACATATGAATCTTTGTATAAAGATTTTAAAAAGAGAGAAATTTATGAGAATAAAAAATTAGAAGATTATTCTGGAGAAATACAAAAATTCGATAAGAAGTTTAGATTTATAGAAGAAACTGTAAAAGAAGATCTAAATGAAATACAAAATGTCTTAATACAATCAAATGAAACTTATCATACCAGTCTGAAGAAAGAGGTTGGTAAATTTAGAAATAAAATTTCTGAACAGATGAAAGATCTTCAAATAGATCTTGTCACTAGTGAAAATCACATTAAGAAGCAGAATGAAAATATTGAAGGTATTCAGAATGAAATAAAAGAGGCATTTGATAAACTTCAATTAGATGTTTTAGAAGAAAGGAACAAAAAATTAGTTGAGAATATTAAATATATTGAAGAAACTATTTCTGAGTTTAATCAGAAAAAACTTTTAATAGAAGATAACCCTAATCTACCAGGAGACCCCTCTAACAAGTCCTCAGACCCCCTTACACCATTAGATCAAAAGTTTGTCACACTAGACCAATTACAGAACCATTACAGACTCTTTGTCAATAGAGTTCAGCAACAAATTTCCACTATAGGTGGTGGTGGAGAGACAAGACTTCAATATCTTGATGATATTGTTGGTATTGCTACCAACCTCAATGCATATGATGGAATGGTTCTTCAGGTCGATGTAAATGGACCTGCAGGAAAGAAATTTAAGTTTGGTGGTAGTGTTGGCGCAGGGGGAACATGGTCCTCTGATGCTATTGGTGTTAGTACAACTAAAAATGTTGGTATTGCCACTACTGCAAGAACTGACTTTGCACTTTATGTTGGTGGTGATCAGTATGTTGATGGTAATGTAACTGTTGGAGGAACTATTACGTATGAGGATGTTAAAAATGTAGATTCCATTGGTATTGTTACTGCAAGAAGTGGTATTAATGTTCTTGCTGGTGGAATTAATGCAGTTGGTGTTATTACTGCTACTTCATTTATTGGTGATGGTAGTGGACTGAGTAATATCATTTCTGGTGTTGGAATCCAATCGGGATCAGTTCGTGTTGGAACTGGATTTACTGACGTTAAATTTACTGGAGCAGGTGTAACAATTGTAGGGTCTGGAACGACTGTAACTGTTAATATTCCATTCTCAACAATCACTAG